CGAAATTATCGTATTCTTACTCATGAAGAATTTATTAATTGTTATACTAAAACTACCTCTCCTGGTGCTTGTTTTTCAAATATGACAAAAGAAGAATTTTTTAAAAAGTTTGAAGTCGATTTTAAGAATTTGTGGGAACACGTTGGAAACTGTTCACATGATAAAACAGTTAGATCATTATTCATGAAAGCAGAATTGTTGCCAGAAGAAAAAGTAAATGACAACAAAGCTCGTGGCTTTATGGGTGATTCATCTTTTGCTAATTACATAGGTGTACGCCTTTGTAAAAATTTCTGCGATAGAATGCATGCAGGAAAAAATCCTTTTTGGCCTGGAAAAACTATGTTTTTTGGTGGTTGGGATGAAATCATGAGAGAATTCAAGGCATGTCAAAAAACATTTACCTTGGATGGTAGAGATTGGGATGGCTCATTCATTTCACTTATCATGGCATTTCTTTGTCATTTCTTTTATGAAAATCTCATTGCTGAAGAACGTACTGCTGAAAATTATATGCGATTACTTAATTTCTTTTTTGATCTATCATTCTCTATGGTTGTTTTGCCAGATGGGTGTGTTTTAGATCGTGATGCTGGCATGCCATCTGGTGCTTTTGTTACTTTAGATGGTAATTGCTATGCAAATTGGATTGCTTTGGCTTATTCTTTTATTAAAAAATATCCTGATGCTACTTTATTAACTTTCCAATTATTTATACTTGCTTACTTCTGTGGTGATGATAATGCTATGGGAGTTCGAAAAGGAGTCTCACCTGATTTCTTTTCAGTTATTGATGCTGTTGATGGCTATAAAGATTTAAATTGGTTTATGACAACTGAATCTGAAGGATTTGATGCTTTTAAATTCTTATCAACAGGTCATATACCTTGCCATTGTGGTTGTGGAATGCTTCAACCTGCTTTACGTGCTCAAAGATTGCTTTGTTCTTTAATACATAGTAAGCCTCATACCAATGAAGAAAGATATGAAAGATGGTGTAATTTAATGCCTCTTTTCTATCCCTTTAAAGATTTATATTTCAAAATGAATGCTTTGTTGGATACTTATGAAAAAGAACTTTCTGATGACACACGTGAACGCCATAATTGGAGAGTTTCACCTGAAGATGTTCATGGTTTATATCATGGTTTTGAATCTAAACATAAATCAATCATTGAAAGAATTCGAAATTTTGATGAAGAATATCTTGAACCTCAAGCTCGTAGACCTACATTGTTCTGTTTGTCTAGTTATACTCGAAAAGTTTTTGATATGAGAATTGATTACACTATGCTTATATCACGATCTGATTATAATGCTGTTCAACACAATCAAGAACAAAATCCTAATGGTTTGCCATATATTGGTCAACGATTAAATATGACTGATTTTATCCCTGAAGATAATGCTCACTTTATTTGGAATAAGTTTGTGAGTTATGGTGATATTGGTGATCATTGGGTTGAAGTCAATATGCAAGAATATTGGATGTTTGAAGGTCTAAGTAGTGGTGATCAACTTGTTTGTGAGCCTGAAAGGGTGTATTATAACGAATCCTTATCAGATCATATTAATACAATTGAATTTACTCTTGCTTTTGAACCTCAATCAAGAAATCCAGTTGCTAGTGAGGTTGAAAATACAAATCCTCCTATGGCTTTTTATAATTGGCCATATGCTGCACGTATGACTGCCATTAACGATGTCATAAATGCTTATGATTGCATAATCCATTTTGAACGTGGTTTTCTTTTTGATATTATACACGTTAAAAGTGGTGCATGTCTAATTATGCCAAAGAATTTTATTTTTTCTAGTAAATCTAGGCATGGTATAGACATGGCAGTGTTCGATAATGGTCAAGAATTTACAGTTGATTGGCACTTCTTGTCTCATTCTGATGAGTTTGATTTTGAAACTCATGACTGTTCTCGTAAATTTTATGAACCGCTCTCGAGTGTAAGTGACCCAAACGGTTTTAAAAATTTGCATGTCAACGCAAGAAATCGAACAATACCTCGTACTACATCAAAAAATTTCGTCTGCAAAAGCTCTCGAAAAATATCATTCAAATCTCAAAGAACAAATTACAATTCAATTACTCGAATGTCCCAAAATGAAGTTATCCTTAAAAGAACTGATGGTAGTTCTAAAAGCCGTTCTGCCAAAAGACGTAATAGAAGAAATTCTCGTCCTAAAGCAGCTGCAAAAACTACTGTTGTCATTCAAGAAGGTAGAGGTTTTAACACCCGTGCCGCAGTCGCTAATTCTTCAGACGAGATTCGGCGTTCTCAAACTCGTTCTTCAAGAAAAAGAGCCGCACGTATGGCTGGATCTCGTCCAGGTATTACCGGCACTCGAAAATCAAGTGCCATTACTACCGAAGGGATCCTAAGCCAAATGACCCCCAAGGCTATGGCCTATGCTGAATGTCTTATGTATCCATGTTCAGCACAATGCAAGTTACCTGATACATCTAATGTTGCCACGTCATTAATACGTAGTGAAAGAGTCTATGAAGTTCTTCCAAATCAACATGCAGCTAATCCAAATGATTATGGCCGTTTCTCTATTCTTGCTCAACCTGTTTTAGGCATGTTGAGTGATAGTGACATTATGGGAGATGGTACTCAAGCTTATCAATTGAGTATTGTTGATG